AGGAACATAATACTTATCTTCCTTTAGCTCTTTATACCTAGCACTCTCAGCGTTAATAGAGGCTATTCTGTGCTTTAATAAATGTATATGAGATGCAATATCACAATCAACTAAGAAATGCACAGAACCCTTCTCAAATGGTGTCTCATGACCATCCTTCCACAACATATTAATAAGTGCAGGTATTCTGTTTTTCTTTTCTTCTGTGAGTTCTCTAGATGTAGATGTCCAGGCTGAGCATGCTATTATTTCATCTGATCCGTAGTGTCCTATTAGTTCTACTTTATTTTGCATCTAAGTCTTCTTTTAATCTTCTAAAAAATGTCTCTTCGCCATCATCTCCAGAAATATACCAATCTATTCTTTGTGCATATATTTCTGCAACTCTTAATGCTTCTGCTCCTTTTTTGAATTCTTCAATTATCTCATCAGGATAATCAAAATGAACCACTCTTGTATCCCATTTATCTGCTCTATCTTCTTCTGTCAGTGGTACATTATTTTTTTCAATAATGTGTTCAATAGATTCTCTTATATTACGAATTCTATATTGGTCATAGTCAAAATGTCCTCCGCTCATATTATTTATTTCTTAAATGTTGATAATTTTTCCACAATTCTTCAGGTAGAAATTCTATTAAATTTTCTATAGGTAAGAATGTAAGTAGTTCTTCTATTGCTTCTGTATAACAACATTCTACATCAATTTTAATAGCTTCTACCACTGCATCTATAAGTTCTTTTTTACTTTTCATTTTTTTGTAATTTATAATCTTTTTCTAATAATTCATAAAGACTTTCATAAGAATATGCGATAGGATTTCCATCAGCATCTCTAGCACCATGAATACTCTCCACTCTATTACCTGTTTCTATATCATATGTAGGATAGCGAGTCCAATCTTTAGTTCCCCAGTCATTCTCAAAAATAAACCAGTCTACCCATTCTGCACCAATTTCATTATAATGAGACCTTATTGCAGATATAAATAAGTTGGATACATTGTCAGCTATTTTATACTTACCTTCTAATAGGTCAACACCAATATCATATAATTCATTAATGTCTTCACATATTTTTTTGTATCCTAACATTAATTTTAAAAATTGTTCATAAGTCATTTTTATTTTTTTTAGTTTTTTTATTGTGACATATTGTACACAAACATTGTAAGCCTTCAATTTCTACAAACAGTCTTTCAACAAATCCTGGAAGATCATTTGCACATTTTAATGTTCCTGCTGGAATAATATGATCAACATTAATGTTTTTTTCAGCATACCAATTTTTACATTCATTGCATTGATATTCATACTTCTGTTGTTTATTAATTCCTTTATAAGGTCTTCTAGAATTTATTTTACATTGTCTAATAGGTTTCCAATAAATAGATTTTTGTCTTAAAGCACTGCGTATAAAAGTCCAGAATGCTGATGTAGTCATCGTTCCTGAATTATATGGCTTCATCACCACTTTTTTTTCTTTCTTCTCCCTTTTTGCCTTTGCCATTTTTATACTATTTTGTTTAATAAAGTATAATTATTACGGCATAAATCACCGTGATTAAAAATTTTATTAAACTTATGCAATATAGATTTGAAAATTTTTTTCATTAACTCTGTATTCCTGTTTTTAATTGTCATTAGTTTAATTTTTTATTAATTGCTGGTATAAGTTTACTAAAAGTTTTATTTACACCATGAATAGACACAGCATCAGAAACATCTTTTTCTAAATCAAAATATATGTAATCAATATTATACAATTCTTTATATTTTTTCATAGCTGATATACCTGCTGTATCATTATCAAACAAAGTAAGTACTTTTTTGTAATTTTTTTGTAAAAAATCTATTGTTTCAGATTTAATAATAGTATTTTCAGAATCTGGTGCTATTACATCAATTTTTAAACCAACAGACTTTAACACCATAATATCTTTTAAACTTGATGTGATAATTAAATAAGGATGTCCATGCAACTGATCTAAACCTTGTAAATAACTGATTAGTTTTATAAATTTATATTCTTTAAGTTTGGGTTGATAAATTTTATATAAAACATTTTTATCTGTATAATAACCATACATATGAATGTTTTTGATTTCTATCTTTTTTATATCATCATCAACATATTTTTCCATTGTATAGCTTTCAATTGGTTTTATATTGTGTTTTTCTAAAAGATCAGAACCTATGCAGTATTTTTGCCAATATATTTTATCATGTAAACACCAATTTCTTAGATTTACATCTGTCACTTTATATTTACTATGTGTTTTAAAATCAACAATTTTATTTTGAATATTGTTATTCATTATATATTTATTGTATTCTTGTTCAATTCTAAAACAAGAAACAGCAAATTTTTCACTATAAAGTTCTTGTACAAGATTAATAGCATTACCACCTTTTCCTGTAGAAAAATCTTTAAATAAATATTTACCATTTTTAAAATATATACACATACTTGGTGTTTTTTCACTTGGATTAAATATAGATTTAATTTTTATATCTTGACCAGTTAACTTTTGATCTAATGAACAATAATTTTCATATATCCAAACATCAGGAACATCTTTAATATTTTTAATTAGATATTTTGTAGAAAGCATAATATAAAAAAAAAGTGCCGTAAAATACGACACTTTTTTATATTTATAATCTTTTAATTAAATTTCAAATCCAGCAGGTGTCCAACCACCATTTTCAGAAGGTAGATTTTCAGATGTCGGTGCAGCTGTCCAAGATGAAGTTTCTGTTTTTGTTTCTGTTTCAATTTTATCATCAACATGCACACTATAGTTAAATGTTGCAACTTGAGATGGTGCTGTACCAGCAACTTCAAATGATTTATAATTTTTATCATACTTAGGAAGTGATAATGAAAAATCTTTATGACCATCATCTTTCATATATGCTGAACCACCAATACACCAATAATAATATCTATGTCCAGATACAATTTTAGATGTTTGTTTTACAAAATCAAATATATCTCTTGTTTGTATTGCATCTAGTTCATCTCTTTTACCAATAAGTGTAGCAATTTCAACTAAAGATCTTAATATTTCAAAATCTCTACTTTTTGGTTTACCATTTTTAGTAACACCATCGCGATAGGGATACATTGAATATCTCACTTTACCCACTTGACCTTTTGCTCTACCTAATTCTGGTCTGTCTTTGTCATATAAAAAACCTTCAAAATCAGGTCCTTGGTCTTCACCTTCTAAATGCAACATAAGATAAAATGCATTTTCATCACTTCTTAATGGTTGTAATGATACATCTAAAATTTTTGCTACAATATTTCCTGGTTTAATTGTTTTTGATAGTTTACCACCACCTACTGGAATGTCTTTAGTACTTAACATGTTTTATTATTTATTTTTCGTAATCTAATATAGCGTTTCTCACTATTTGTAAATCATTTGCAATTTCAAATGTATCAAACATTTCTCTTGGACTTTTACATGTATTTTCACCATTGTTTTGTGTTTCAAATACATATCTCATTAATCCATCTTTGTCTTTCTTTACTTTACCAAATAAAACAATTGAAAATAAACCTTCTAATGTTAGTTTATCATCCACTAGTTTACCAATTGTTTTAGCTTTCACTTTACGTCTGCCTTCAAGATCAGTGGATTCTTCAGCATGTGTAAGATAAAATACAAGAAGGTCATCTCTCATCAAAATAGGTAGTTTAGCAATATGTGCTAAAGCAGCACCCATTTGCGTAAATTTTTCATCAGTTTATCTATATATTTTCATATACAGCTGGACTATATCATATTTGTTTATTTATTGTCAAAGAATCATGTAAAGTCCATATTCTATATTCTTTCAAAGATCTTTTATTCATACTATATAAGTAAATTGTTATTTACAAATATAGGACTTTTATTAAACAAATTCGCCTCTTTAGTCTCTGAACCTTTATGTTAAATTTAACATACTTGGCTGCGGATTGTCCATTGTTCATATTATGAATTTTTACTATATTGTTGTAATTAGCAACACCCTTATTTATATCACTATAATAAGTTAGTATCATAATCTTTAGAATATCCCCGCAATTTAAGCGATTTTACAAGGGCATGACTTTATGTTCACCCTTTTTCTGTTGCTCTACCAAAATATTCAAAGGCTGACATGTATTGAAACATTTTTGTTATCTCTAAAGCTCTTTATCTTTAGATTCTATATTTTCTTCAAATTTCCATTTAAAACCATATACTAAAAAATTGACGATTTACAAGTTTAAAAATAGAAATTTTTTATGTTATTTATATAGTTCAGACTATCTCTTCATATAAATTTTAATACTTTGGTAAGTTTTTATATGTCCCGCACTCTTGGTATTTCATTTTCTTCACCACCATGTGTTAAGAAAGTATATACTAGTCGTTGATCCTTTAATGTATTTCTACAAAACTTGGATTAGGGTTGTCTGCTTCCAGATATTCCCAGATTCACGAGATTTAAAGATGACTATCAATTACAATCATCTATAACAATGTTTTTGATTTCTTTTCTTTCATTGTTAATAATCTTTAATACAGCTTCAATATCTTTAGGAGAACTAACATTTGCACAATTACCTTTTTTTGTAATTAAATCAAAAGATTGATATTTGTTTTTCCAACCTTTAAAAGGCAAAGGTTTATTAGCAACATTTATAATAAATGTTTCCTTTTCGTTTAAATTTGTAATAGATGTAGATTTACCACATCCTGATTCTGCAATAATTAAAATTGATTGTGCCATTATTTATTTGTTAAGATTAAATCATTCAACCATTTTTTATTACTAACAGGAGCTTTTAATAAAATAGCAGCTAAATCTCTAATTGTCATATTAGAATAATGCTCATCAGTTTTGTCAACTGTTGTTTCTTTATCAAAAGAAAAATCAGATAATTTAGCAGTGCTAAACATTCCTGTATCTTTAACATTTGGTCTTTTAACAACTTCTAATTGTAATTCACCATAGTTAGGTCTACCTTCTACAATTTCTAATTCAGAAACAGGTATTAAATAAGTCTCTGATTTTTTGTTTCTTGTAAGATCAGGTGGAATAAGTTCATATTCACCTTGTTTGTAAAATGGGTTGTGTCTTAATTTGTACAAAACAGCATTTTCATGAATAGGATGATTGTTACCGTCTGTTAATTCAAGATAAATGTCATCGTTTACATCCATTTCAGATGGAAACATGCTTATCACCATGTCTTCTCTGTGTTTAGGTACATAAGCAAACTTAATTGCAAATACTGGATTAATAAGTCCTAACTTTTTAAAATTACCTTCGTTTCTTTGCCGTAGTGCACTTAATGCTACAGCTCTTTCTAATTTCTGTCGGGGTTGTGTCGTCATATTACATTATTGTTTTTGGTGGAGGATCTATTTCATATATTTTCATATGTTCAAAATCTTCTTCAAAGAAACTAAATTGTCCCACTTGTCCATTTCTATTTTTTAGATAATGGACAATAATGTGTTTAGGACTAACTTGATATCTATCAGGACCGTACACTTTCAAATTATATTTTGATGGTCTATTAATACCTAACACTACATCAGCATGTTGTAATAATGCATCACCGCCATAAATATCAGAATCAAAAATATAATTACCATATGTACCAGGTTTTTGTCTCTCCATACTCTCTACTTCTCTATTAAGTTGAGTGAGTATAATAAACATCACTGGTTGTTTTTTAAGATGTGTCATCATCTTTGCAACATTGTGCAATGTCTCAAATTGATCTCTTTCTGATGCTGATTTTGCTACAAGTACAGAGTGATCTAAAGTAATAATTAAAGGAATATTAAATTTACTTAAACACTCTTCTATTTTAGTTTGCATCATAGGAACAGTCATTGGTTTGTCTATAGTCCAAATGTTTCTGTTACCATTTTCTTTAGCATACCGTACAGCAGTTAATAAATCATCATCTGAAAGTGCATCTCCACAACTAGACAGTTGTTTCATTGTTTTATTCAATGCACCTGAAAATTCTCTCATAGCAATAGTTCTTGCTATCATCTCAAACTGAAAGTCTAATACACCAAATTTTTGGTCAGGATTTAGTTTGAAAGCTTCCCTAGTTATTAAGTTGGTAAGCATTGTTTTACCAGAACCAGGTCTACCACCAATTACTATGATATTGTTCCATTCAAAACCATTCATAGTGATCTGATTCATTTTAGACCATGGTGTTTTAATGCTTTTTATTTCACCATCTTTTCGCTTTTTCATATAGTCAAGAGCAGCTTGATATGCTTGACTTATGTGAATTATATTTGACATTAGATAGTGTTGGTTTTTCTGTTAATATTAAATTTTGAGCATGTAAAGATATAAAGTTTAAATGATAAAATGAAAAGAAATTCAATAATTATATAATTTAAAAATGACATTTTTACTAGAAAAATAGATATAATAAACCAAAAAACAAACATATTACATAATGACAATAATATTCTATGCACCCAATTTGGAATCATTTTTTATCTTCTTTCTTGTAAAGATCATTTACAAGAAATTGAGCAAGGAAAATTTTATCCTCATTTGATAATTCTATATCTTCTTCATAATGTAATGGTATATCTAACCATCTTTCATCTATAACATCATTATCAAATTTTTTGACAATAATTTTATATACTTTTTTATCTGTTTCTGTAAAATCTTCAGCAAGAACAGGATTTTTTTCCTCTTGATATTCTATAATAGCTGATATCATTTCTTGAAGTTTTTTTAAACCTTCAGTGTTACCAATTATTACAACATTATCATGAAAAAACTTTGCAGGATAAACTTTAATTATGTTATTATTCATATATCAAATTGCATTTGTATAACCATTATTTTTTTCATTTTCTAAGTCTGTTGGTGAGTCTAATATCATTTCACAATAAGTTGCTAATGTAGAAACTTCTACACCCATTTCGTTTTTTATTATGAAATAACCCGAAGTTTTCATGTACAAGTAATTGCTGTCTTTAAATTTATTTACATAGGCTTTAGTTGCTTTAAGTATAATACTCCAATCATATTTATACGTGTTAAAAAATGTTAAAAATCTTTTTTCTAATTCTTTATAAGATAATCTAGATGGATGACCAGAGGGTAATATACCAGGAGGAAAAATCTCTCTATATTGATATATATATTCTGTTTCAATTGGACTAAAATCAATTATTTTTTTCACTTTACCTTTCACTTCAGTTTT